TATATATCATGTAATTGTTTTAATCGTCTCAAATCGCCTTTTACATATTCCAAAATACGATCGATATTTTTTTTATCTGATAATATAGTTTTGTCAAATAATAATTTAATAATTTCAGTAACTTGTTTTTTAGACGGTAAATTTAATGTATATGAATTACATATCTTCAACATTTCTTTTATTTTTTTATCAGTATGATGATTTCCTATACATATAATTGGATTATTAGTTATTTCTTCCAATTTTTGTTTTTTTGTTTTTTTTGGTCTAATTAATTTAATTAGCGCATTTATACCACCTTTGTCTCCACTATTCATTCCGTCTATTTCGTCCATAACAATAACTATTTGTTTATTTTTTTTATAAAACATATCCATAATGTTCCTATCAGCCATATTATTTTTTGTAATAGTCTCTATTACCGATTTATTTCGTATATCACTAGCATTATAATATATCATATCAAAATCCAATTCTTTTATTATTTCATTTATAAAATATGTTTTACCCGTACTAGCTTCACCACATATATAAATACCTCTCTTTTGTGTAATATCAGTACGTGTATTAGTGAAATTTAATAAAAATGTTTTTATTTCTTTTTTTATACTCTCTCTATCCAATATTTTATTCATATTTATATTTTCCATATTAATTATATATTATATAATATTTATGTTGATTTTACGTTTGTTAATATTGTTTTACATTTACCCGAATTATACGTATTAATTAAATATTTAATATAGTCTATATATGTTTTAAAAAACATATTCTTGTAACGTATTCGTGTCTTATTATTATTAATAATATTATTTATTGTGAATTTAAATAGAAAATCTCGATCACCTCGAATAATCCATCGTATATATTTATCATGATTATATTTTGGTATTCTCTCTATACCCGGCTTTAACATATATAATTCTTTTACTACCCACTGTTTAATACTATCTAATCGTTCAATTTCCACTTGATCTAAATACGAAGTAATAACACCAACCATATCTCGAGAGAAGTTAGTAATATAATAAAATATATTCATTATTATATTGCTAGATAATTTAATCACTATCACTATCACTATCACTATCATCACATATAGATGAATTATTTGTTATTCCATCCCATGTTAATTTACAACTTTTAGCCCATTTATATTTTCTACAATCTCCTGTGGATCCACTCCATGGATCTGTTGAAAAATCCATTGTTTTTTCACAACTACTTTTACCTAAATTATGAACATTAAAACATTTTTTACTATCACCGTTACTATCTACTTTATCAATCCAATAATCTGGACAATCAGATACAATTGGTGGCCATTCATCTTTGCTACTACCGCTATATAACAATAAACCAATTACTAATATTGCAAAAATTAATAAACCTATTGCTGTTCCTATAACTTGTTTTTTAAAATCAGCCATATACTTTAATTGTATATTTTTTTTTATAATCTTAAAGTATATGGAAAATATGCAAAATATAGACAAATCTTTATATAATGGACGTGTCAATATTGTTACACCTGATACAAAAACGCAGTTTGCATTATATGATAAAATTCCAGTAAAAGTTGATGCATTTACTGATGCTTTAACAGGAAATATATATAATACAGATTTATCCGATGCCTTTTTTTCTAAAGCTAATATTCAAATGATACAAAATCAAATTAGACATGGAGTATATACCGTTTCAAATCAACAATTTACTATAGGTGAGCAAGATAATGATACATTGAAAATCATTATGAGAAGTATTTTTTTACAGAACTCTCTTAATCTAAAATGCAATATTAAGGGACAAATAAAAACACTTAATCAATTAGTCTTAAACTATTGTGTTCCTCAAATTTATGGAGAATTAAAAGGTTATGTCAAATTCAAGGAAGATATTAGTACTTTAGCTACACCTATGGCAAGACCAACCATGACAACTCAAAGCAAACAATTATTAATGAAACCATGGTTTTAAATTAAATTAATATATAAATTTTTATAGTTATATATTAATATTAAATATGACAACCTCTCAGAAACAAATACCAGATTTTATGTATTATGCTGATACTATACACGATATGTATCCTGTAAGTAATAGTAGTAGAGGTGAGAATATAAGACCATATTTAGATAAAATAATGCCACCAAATGTTCAAGCATGGTTGGATAGTCAAATTAATATTAATATTAAAACTAATAGTAAAGTAACTGCATCAAATATAGAACTTTCAACTGAAAAATATATTGAAGATAGTTATCCTTTACCTAGTATAAAAAACGATGGTATAAAATTAACGTATTCGGACATTATGAATGATTATAAAGATAGAAAATTACTTAGTATGGTAGAAATGCTTAGGGGAGATAAAGATGTTTTGGTAATATCAGGTATAGAGGATAAAGTTGATATATCTAAAGATTCACCTGAAAGAAATTATATAGCTAATTTTATTTTAAATTTTTTTATTTCTGATTATAAAAATCAAAATGTAGGATTTTCATTTGATGCAGCTAAAGGTAAATTACCATATATTTTTCATAATATTAGCCAATGTCGCACATGTAATACTGCATTAACATATGCTGATTCAGCAAATACATCTGAACCTAAATCATTAAGTAAATTAAATCAAACAGATGTTATATTTCCACAAGATAAAAATGGGGATTATGTATATCCAGTTACCAGTAATTTTTTTACAAAAGATATATTTAATATTTCATATACTAGTGATACAGTTTATAATTACAAAAATCCTTCTGCAGTTGCATTAAATGTACATGATAAACAATCAGGGAATGTATATAAAAGTTATTTTAATACAAAACACGCAAATGGAACATCTGTTGGAGACATTAAAAAAATTATTTTAGATGATCAAACAAATAAACCAAAATTTGACAAAATGTTAAAAATAAATGAAATTACAGATTATATAAATAATAAAGAATTATTTTTATATGATTATAAAAGAAGTGGTGACTATGAACAAGTGAATGCAATGGAATATGTAAGTAAAAATTATCAATTTTCTATATTTTCAAGTATTGATATTTTATGTGTTTTATATGCAAGAGTTAAAGGAATTAATTGTATTAGAACACAAGGAGGTAATTTATATTTATATAGATTTACAACAACTGAACAAACACTTTCTGACGAGGTTAAATTAAATAAAAAAATAGCAAATATTAAATTAAAATGTAGGCGATTGATAAAATTAATAGAATTATCAGGATCATTGCCAGGATTAAATACGGAAAATCTTAATACGCAAATTTCGAATATTGATAATACTATTGCTTTTGCAAACTCACAAACACTACCTCTAGAACCACTACCTAATATATTATTGATAATTAATCTTGAATTGGTAAAGAATAAATTAAATAATATATTAGGTAGTGGTTCTTTAATATCAGGTATAAGCATTAAAGTTGAATCTATACTCAATAATTATGAGAAAGATAAAGGTAAAATAAATAGATTACTAGGTACCCGTTCTATATATATAGTTCTGATTCAGTTTTTGAATAATTTTATTGATGCAGATATTACGGAATTGGGTAAACTTATAACAAAGGATGGAGTTTTCTATAGTATAGACGGTAATAATGAAAGTATATCGATTAATATAGAAGATTTTATAAAACAATTTGGAGATGATCAAAGTGATGTATATGAAGAAATTATTACTACATTAGATAAATTATACAAGAAATCAAATAGTTTTGATATTAAAGTAGCTGGTTTAATAACAACAAAAGGAGATTTAGATTTAGGATCAAAGAAAATAGATTTTCCAGAATTTACAACAGAAAATTTTGTTATTTTAAATAAAACAATTCAGATAATAGATAAAATGAAGAAAATACGAGAAACACCTGACTCGAAACCAATACGTAATTATCCAAAAGTATATATTGCTGAAAGGGATGAAGCAATAAAGTATTTAGATGTAATCATTAAAAATATAGAATCACTTGATAGTACAATAGGTTTAGAATTAAAAAGTATTATTAATATAAATGCCTTATATGAAATTACAGGACCAGCGCTATTTATTAAAAAAATAGGAGAAATTGAAAAAGAAATAAATAGAATATATGTGTCTGGAATTATACCTCCGCAAAATAGCTTAACAGATGGCTCACCCGATGGCTCACTCGATGGCTCACCCGATGGCTCACTCTATGGCTCACCTGGTAGCCCATCTGATAAGTTAGTTCATTCAGAAAATCCTTTTAAACCATTAATTGATGATGATGATAGTCCAGAAGGTAGTCCAGATGGTAGTCGAGATGGTAGTCGAAAAATGGATGGTGGTGCAAGAATAAAAAATCCAGAATTTTATTTTGAATTAAATGAATTATTTACTTCAATTACTACACCATTACGAAACATTATAGATAGTGCTTATAGTATTGCTTATCCAATACAAAATATTTTAACACATATGTTGGATTTAAAAAAACAAATAAATGATATTATAAACGACACACAAGAAGGTTATACTGATTATCAAAAAGAAATTAATATAGCATATACATGGAATAGAAATATTACTACAATTAATAATTTAATACACCAACATATATCAGATATACCACGGTTTAAGATATTAAATGAAATATCTGAGATAAATGATAATATAAGCCAGTTAAATAGTATAATAGATGCTCTGAAGACGCAAATTAATAATTCAAATTATTTAGAATTTATTCAAGAAATTAATAATAATATTTATTATTCTAACATCAAAGAAGAAATTATAGATGAAATTCATTATTTATATGCAAAATGGATATTAGAATTTGATATTTTATTATATAAAAATAATATTGATATTGCAGACATACACCTACCTAAAAGTTTAGATTTAATTGGATTTATGTTATCTATGACTAGTATAACTACTAGTAAAACTATTAATAATCCTACTAGTAAAACTATTACTAATCCTACTAATAAAAGAAAAAGAGAGAGTGATTTAGTAGATGTACTAGATGTACTAGATGAACGATATGAAAGTAAATTATACATATTACAACAATATCAAAATAATGGTTCAAAGATATTACGAGATTCTGGCATAAATACCGCAGATTTAGTTGAATATAATAATATATATACATATTACGCTCTTAAATTAAGTTATAAAAGTATTTCTCCAGAGATAATTACTGCTAGTATATTTGCTTATTTAGATTATAAAATAAGAGATGATATTTTATTATTTGATTTTCCAAATGAAGTAACGGGTTTAATACCAAAAAGTAAATTATTAACAGAAAATGAATGGGATCTTTTTTATACTAATATTGCACATTTTTTTGCATCTTTAGAATCCAACAATAAAAGTCGAAAAGGTGGAAAAACAAGAAAAAATAAAAGAAATAAAAAACATAGAAAAACAAGAAGAAACAACAAAAATAAAAAACGAAAAACAATAAAAAATAAAAGAAATAAAAAACATAGAAAACGATTTTCTCGTAAAAAATAATAATAATATCTCTATGTATGAATTTACCTAGAGATATTATAATTCATATTTTATCATTTTTAGACAACAATACAATAAAAAAAATATCAGTTCCATATGATTATTATAAACAGTATCTAATACTTCGGAATATTAAAAATAAACCAGAATCATATTACAAAGGTGTATATAATAATTTATATAATAATTGTTTTACATGCAAAAACGAATTAACAAAATCGTTATATGTTATGATTATTTGTTTTAGTTGTGAGATATTGTTGGATGATTATTGTACGTATCCGATGGTATGTATAGATTGCATAGAAAATAAAAAAATTTTAAGAGGTAAAGTTTATACTTCTAATTGTCCCTCATGTAATGATAATCGTATGCATGTTGCAGTTACTTCTTTTTCTTAATTTTTTTACTAGTTTTAGTGTCATCATCTGATTCATTTAGTCGTGTTCTTTCATCTACATATAGTGCATATTCTTTTTCGAATTGTTCGAGATCATGCAACCATAGTTGTTGAATAGATGTACCAAACAGCTCATCATATTTCTTTTGAGTTTCTTCTAATGATTTTCGGATCTTTTCTACATTTTCTTCACTTACACTATCCATTGTCATTTTCAACAAATATTTAAATTCTGTATCATCATTTATAACATTAAATCCCTTTTCATTCATCATTGTTAAAATTGCGTCTTTTGATTTTCGACGAAGATCCAATGTTTCATCTAGCATTTCTTGAATATAACGTTGTTTATTTTTCATAATAGTCAAGTCTTTTTGCAATGCATCCAGTTGATATTTTTTACGATCATCATACATTTGAAGTCTTGGATCAAAATAGTCATCAATAATAGCGGGAATATTATCGTATTTTTTCAAACACTCATTATTATCAAACATATGCATATTACTAGTACTTACGGTTGTATATAACTTCAATAGTTTTTCCAAACCATTACAATCATGTTCTACTGTATTTGTTTCTAGTATTTGTGCTAGATTTTCATTAAATTTAATAACAATATCTACGTTTGTTGATTTACTCATGTCATCATATTCTTTAATAATAGGTGTTACCTTTTTACCTTTTTTATCTACCGTATCCATCAATGTTTCCAAATATTGTTTATAATCATCTGTCCATGTACCAATAGGTAACTCTGTAATACGAACATTTTTATCTGGAAGCATTACATATTTTCCTGTAATCAAGTATTTTCCATTTTCAAGATGTTGAATACGTCCCTTGAATCCTTCATAATGAGGTGTAAATATGATTCCATCTGTAGATGTTTTATTCAACTTACATTTGAGATAATTTACAATTTTAGGTACATGATATGGTAGTATTTCTGTACTAAATCCTGTACCAATTCCTTTGGAACCATTTACCAATACCATTGGAATAATTGGTGCATAATATATCGGTTCAACTGGTGTTCCATCGTCATCCAAATATCTCAAAATATTATCATCTGCGTTTGGAAATATACTACGCGTAATGCGATTCAGTTGAGTATAAATATATCTTTCAGATGCACTATCTTTTCCACCTTGTAATCTTGTTCCAAATTGTCCGTTTGGGTCAAATAGATTTATATTGTTTGATCCCACAAAATTCTGTGCAAGTCCAACAATAGCTGCATTCAAACTCGCTTCACCATGATGATAACCAGATTGTTCAGATACATAACCCGAAAACTGAGCTACTTTAATTTCGTTAGTCAAATTCTTTTTAAACGCCGAAAACAAAATCTTTCGCAAACTGATTTTCAATCCATCCATAATATTAGGAATAGAACGATCACAGTCATATTTTGAAAAGTGAATCATTTCGCGATCGATAAAATCGTTATAAGTTACTTTATCACTATTTGTATCCAAATACAAATCACGATTATAATTTGATAACCACTCTTTACGATCATCTGC